CGGTGGGCTTCCGCGCAAAGAAGGCAAACGGCAAATACAAGTACTACTGGCTTTACAGAGTCAAGTTCGGTATTCCCGCGACCAACCTTGCAACGAAGGGCGACAGCATTACCTTCAGCACTCCCACCATCGAAGGCACCATCATGCGCCGCAATAAGGCTGACACCAGCGGCAAGCATCCTTGGAAGGCAGAGGTTACGGAGGGCGATACCAGCGTAGCAGCAGCTACCATCACCAACTGGTACAAGGAGGTTTACGAACCTACCTATACCGCAGCAGCCAATGAAGGAGGTACGACCTAATGACGAATGATCGCAGCGCGGTAATCACTATCGGCGGAGAGGAATATGAGCTTATTCTCTCCACCAAGGCAACCAAGGAGATCGCAGGCAGATACGGCGGTTTGCAGAACCTTGGCGATAAGCTCATGAAAAGCGAAAACTTTGAGATGGCGATCGGTGAGATCGTCTGGCTCATCACGCTTCTCGCAAACCAGTCCATCTTGATTCACAACTTCAAGAACAAGGACAACCAGAGAGATCTTCTCACCGAGGAGATCGTCGAACTGCTCACGGCACCGTATGACCTTGCGGGTTATAAGGAAGCGATCACCGAGGCGCTTTACAAAGGCACCAAGAGAAACATCGAAAGTGAGACAGACGCAAAAAACGTGGTAGTCGAGTAAACGACGAGGATCTGTTTACTCGGCTATTATATTACGGACTGGCACATCTCCACCTCACGATGGATGAGGTGGGACTAATGCCATTCGGACTGCTGCTCGATTTGTGGGAGTGCCACAAACAGTATTCTGGCATATCCAAACCGAAGCGGGAGTACTTCATAGAAGACATTATTCCCGACGGAATCTGACGAAGGGGGTGATGTAAATGGCAGAAAAATTCGGACTCAAGATCGGTCTGGAAGGCGAAAAGGAATTCAAAGCGGCACTGGCGGACATCAACCAATCGTTCAAGGTGCTGGGCAGTGAGATGAAGCTGGTCGAATCGCAGTTCGATAAGAACGACGATTCGGTCGAAGCGCTCACCGCGAGAAACGAAGTACTTGCCAAACAGATCGACGCACAAAAATCCAAAATCGAAGTGCTTCGGGACGCGCTGAAAAACGCTTCCGAATCCTTCGGAGAAAACGACAAGCGCACACAGGCGTGGCAAATCCAGCTGAATAATGCCGAAGCAGCCCTCAATAAGATGGAGCGCGAACTGCGTGAAAACGAAGACGCGCTGGACAACGCGGGCGACGGCATGGACGATGCTGGCAAAGAAGCCGACAAGATGGGCGATGAGATCGAGGATTCTGGTAAGCAGGCGGATGACGCAGGCGGCAAATTCGAAGGTCTCGGCACTATCTGCAAGGCAACCGCAGCCACCATCGCCGCAGCATTCGCAGCGGTAGCGGCAGCATCCGTCGCAGCGGGCAAAGCTCTGGTCGATATGGCGACCGAGGGCGCAGCATACGCGGACGATGTTCTCACTACGGCAACGCAGACAGGCATTGCCACCGACAAGCTGCAGGAGTACATGTACGCGGCGGAACTCGTTGACGTTTCTACCGAGACACTGACGAAATCGATGGCAAAGAACATCAAGTCGATGTACACGGTTGTCGACGTTTCGGGTGAAGCGGCAGTCGATATGGAAAAGCTGGCATCGGCGGAATCGAAGGCGGCAGACGCAGCGATCAACCTTGAAAAGGCGCAGATTGCATACGATGAAGCGGTAAAAGCCAGCGGCGCAGCGGTCGGAAAAGCATACGCAGCAGTCGAAGACGCAATGCTCGGCGTCGAATCCGCGCAGATCGCTTACAACGCAGCGGTGGAAAAAAGCGGTGAGGACTCGGAGGCAGCGCAAAAGGCAGCGGTCGCACTTCAAAAGGCGCAGAACAAACTGGCAACGGCGCAGGACGCATACAACACTGCGCTTGCCGAGAGCGGCGACGCATCGGCGGCGGTGCAAAAAGCGGCACTGGCTGTTGAGCAGGCGCAGTTGAAGCTGGCAGATGCACAGGCGGCAGTAACCAACGCATCGCAGCCCGTAGAACCCGCCATGAACGAAATGACCGAGGCATACAATAAGCTCGGTGTAGCCGTATACGATGCCGAAGGTAACATGCGCGACAGCGATACGGTTTACTGGGAGATCATCGACGCGCTGGGCAAGATGGAAAACGAAACCGAGCGCGACGCGATCGCAATGCAAATTCTCGGTAAGTCGGCGCAGGAACTTAACCCGCTCATTGAGGCGGGCGCGGAGCGCATGGCGGAACTGGGCAAAGAGGCACAGGAAGCAGGATACGTTCTCGGTGACGATGCGCTCAACGCATACGGCGCACTGGACGATCAACTACAGTATTTGTCGGTAGGTGCGGAGGCAGCAAAGAACGCACTCGGACAGGTGCTTCTCCCCGTGCTGACAGAACTGGCATCGGACGGCGTCGGGCTGCTCGGAGAGTTCACCAACGGCATCAACGCAGCAGGCGGCGACCTTTCAAAAATGGCGGATGTCGTAGCAGACATCATGCCGAAAATCATCGATGTGGTGATGGAGCATGTACCGATGCTTCTGGAACTCATCGTAACCATCGTAACATCGCTGGGCAAAGCCATCGTGGACAACCTCCCGATTATCGTCGATTCGGTATCGGAGCTTCTGTTCGTCATCATGGACGCGCTGGTATCAGCACTACCGCAGATAGCGGACGGAGCGTTGCAGTTGGTCATGGCTCTGGCGGACGGTATCCTCAACAATTTGCCGAAATTGCTGGAGACGGCGATACAGGTCGTATTGACACTGGTAAAAGGCATTACAAAAGCATTGCCGAAGCTGGTACCTACCGTTGTATCGGTTATCACGCAGATCGTAAAGATTTTGATAGATAACCTACCGCTTGTTTTGAACGCAGCACTGGAACTCATCAAGGCACTGGCACAGGGCATCCTCGATGCAATCCCGATTTTGATTGATGCGCTCCCCGCGCTCATCGAATCGCTTCTGGAATTCATCATGGACGCGATACCGCAGATCATCGAGGCGGGCGTCCAGCTCATCACCTCGCTAATCGGCGCACTGCCGACCATTATCGAAACGATCGTGGCGGCAATACCGTTGATTATAAACGGAATACTGACAGCGGTGCTTGGTGCAATTCCGCTCATCATTGACGCGGGCATTACGCTCATCACTTCTCTGGTGCAGGCACTACCGACGATTATATCGACCATCGTGGCAGCCATCCCGCTTATCATCGAGAACATTCTCACAGCGGTGCTTTCCGCGATACCGTCCATTATAGACGCAGGCATACAGCTGATAACATCCCTCATCGGCGCACTGCCCACGATTATAGAGACGGTAGTGGCAGCAATCCCCGTCATTATAAACGGAGTGCTGGAAGCGATCATGTCGGCAATTCCGCTTCTCATCGAAGCAGGCATACACCTCATCACATCACTGGTGGCGGCATTACCCGAAATTGTCATGACGGTGGTAGACGCAATCCCAGTCATTATCGAAGGCATTCTGGAAGCCGTTATCAACGCAATTCCGCTCATCATAGACGCGGGTATCACGCTGATCACATCGCTGATAGGCGCATTGCCAGAGATCATTTTCACCATCGTGCAGGCGATCCCCGACATCATCGCCAGCATCAACGAACAAAAGATGTACAGGCTGGTGATCACCAGCAGCAACGGGAACATTTTCAAAAACGGAAACATCAACACGGTGCTGACGGCAACGGTCTTTTCGTGGGATGAGAATATTACCGACACACTGGATCCCAACCAATTCATCTGGACGCGCGTATCGGACGATGCGGAATCCGACGCGGAATGGAATGCCGCACATTACGGCGGCAGCAAATCCGTTGAGATCACAGGAGACGATGTAGACATACGCGCCACATTCTTCTGCGACCTCATAGATACTACTACCCGACAGAGCTTGTTGGGATAAATACGAAAAGGAGACAAAACAATGAGTAAAGCTCAAGGTCAGTTTACGATTATCGACTATAACGACGCGCTGACGCTGACGGGTTACATTGGCTCAAATCACGCAAAGACGCAGATGTATAACCCCGACAACGGCAGCTATACTCCCGACTGGAGCAGCACTAACCTCGTGCTGACACCCAGCTTGTATGTCATCGGTACGACTACCGACCAGATCACCAGCGCAGCGGTGACATCGGTTAAGTGGTACATTGGCAGCAGCACCACAGCAATCACTTCCGCAGGCAGCTATGCACTCAGCGGTACCAAGAGCCACATCCTCACCGTCAAGGCAAACACGATGGCAGGACTCACGGGTATCGACTACCGCTGCGTAATCACCTACAAGGACGCATCGACTGGACTTTCGATTACGCACCCGCTGACGATTTCGTTCAGCAGAGTCGTAAACGGCGGTGGTATCGTTGACCTTCTGGTAACCACACCCGACGGCAACGTATTCAAGAACACCGAGGTGGCAACGCTCAAGGCAAAGGCAGAACTCTGGCGCGGATCGACCGTAGATACCACGAATGTATCTTACAAGTGGGCGATCATGGATTCGGCGGTAAGCAGTTCTTCGTCTACGGGTTACGATGCAGCATTCGGCACAGGATGGCGAAAGCTCTCGGATACCACTGGCAAATACACTGGCACGACCACCGCGACCATCACCATTTACGCAGCAGCGGTCGACAGCTACGCGGTATTCCGTTGCGTGGCAACAGACTCGGACAGCGCGTCGAACACCTACAACAGCACGTTCACCGATGTGGCGACCTTCATCGACAACAGCGATCCGATCCAAGTGGTCATCACTTCCACGGGTGGCGATGTGTTCAAAAACGGTCAAGGATCCACCACGCTCAAGGCGGTGGTCTACCAAGCAGGAGCCGAGATCGACGCAGACGGCAAAGGCACCTACACTTGGACAAAGTACAATAAAGATGGCGCGATCGATACCTCTTGGGGTACCAGCGGCACGAAGACCGGCAAGACACTTTCGGTCTCAAGCTCGGACGTTACCACCAAGGCAACATTTATGGTAGTCGTAACGCTCTAAAGAAGGAGGCGAAAAGATGCGGGCGCAGGCGCAATTTACAATTCATACGCTGAATGATATTGTCACTTCCAAGACAGCACCTGCATCGCCTTACCTCGGACAGTTATGGGTGGACACGAATCAGTCACCACCCATAACAAAGGTCTGGAATGGCAGCGCTTGGAAGGAACAAAACGGTACGGATACCATCCGCACCAGCATCAAAACCGTTGAAACCAAAGCATCCAATCTGGAAACCAACCTCAACGGACTTACCAGCACAGTATCGCTCATCAGCAAAACGGTGGAAACCATCGAAAGCGACACAGCCGAGGCGCAGGAAAACATCCTCGATTTACAGTCGAGCGTGTCGACGCTGGAGCAGACGGCAACGGATATCGAACTGCGAGTTACGCAGAACGAAGACAACATCTCGTCGCTGACGGTTTCGCACAACAGCTTAACGGCGCGAGTGAAGACTGCCGAAGGCAATATCACTACGATAAAAGCCGATGTAAGCGGACTGAAAACCAGAGTCAGCAACGCTGAAGGCGACATTAGTACGCTGGAGCAGGACGTTGGCAGTATCACTACGCGCATTACGAATGCTGAAGGTGACATCACCGAG